ATACAGATACACAGTCATGTGATGGGCATTGCATTGATCAAAAAAGACGGCAAGAAAAGCCTCACTAGAACCACATTCTGGAATGACTATGAGTCACAGTAATTTTGTAATTTCACATCGTCCGCATCTTTTTACACCTATACAGCACAACATACTGCCCGAATCCGTTGAGTATTTTGATGGCACAGGATATCCATCTTTCTCCAAACTGGTCAACAGTTGTGTGGCTGCTGCCGATACAGAAACTGTGATCATCATGTCAGACAAAGTCATGCCCCGGGCAGCTGATGTGCAACACCTGCTTAAGCTGCTGGATCAAGGCTATGCATTTGTGGCCCTGTATAGGCTGGCGTTTTTTGGTTTTAAGAAGCAGTTGTTGCGTGAGATAGGCATGTTTGACGAACGCTATGTGGGCGGCGGATATGAAGATGATGACTTTTACATCAGACTCAAAGAAGCCAACCTCGCCAGTTACATCACTGAAGAAGTTGAGTATGCCAAAAGCAAATCCACCTGGAACTATGGACTGGCACAAGGACACTTTTACCAAAAGTGGGGCGGAGATGCCAAACACAGCGGTGTTGCTGCTCGCCAGACTCAGGAAGAAACATACAACTATTATCTAGGGCCCAATGTACCAGTTAAATACTTGCCCTGGTCGCACAGTGTGATCACTGCTGGCAGGGCCAAAAGATATCAGGACATCACTATCAAATGAGTTGCGAAATTATAAATCACTTGCGGGGAATTGAAGCCTGCTCTTACCTAGAGTTGGGCATACGAGACAACAAAAACTTTGAAAAAATAAATTGTAAACAATTGTTTTCTGTGGACATAAACGGTCGTGCCATGTTTACAGGCACCACTGATGACTACTTTGCACAGCTGACTGATCAAGAGTTTGACATTATTTTTATTGACGCCAATCACGACGCAGAGTATGTGGTACGAGACTTTAACAATTCGGTTCAACGATGCAGTCAATGGGTGTTGATTCATGACATGATTCCACCTTCGGTCAAATACACTGCCAGTAAATTTTGCAGCGATTCGTTTCGTGTGTTGCATCATTTGCTGAGCCAGACCAAGTTTGAAATTTATCCAATGAATGAAAACTACGGCCTGACCCTGATCAAGATGCCAGCTGAGCCCATTGTGTTGAGCAACAGCAGCATCAACCTGTCGTTTGATCAGTTTCAAGAGTTTATTGCGACACAACGTCTTTACACAAGAGACGAAATAATTCAGTTACTAAGGAATCAAAATGTTTGATGGTTCGAGAATTTTTGTAAGCGGAGCAACAGGCTCATGGGGACAGACGTTGATCACTATGTTACTGGACCGACACAATGTAGAAGAAATAGTTTGTTTTTCTAGAGGTGAACTACAACAAGTGTTGATGAAGCGAAAGTTTAACAATCCTCGACTTAAATTTGTCATTGGTGACATCAGAGACTACGATGCGGTTAAACAAGCCACACGCGGTGTTGATTATATTTTTCACCTTGCTGCACTCAAACATGTTCCTGTATGTGAAGAAAACGTTCAAGAAACAATAAAAACAAACATCAACGGCACAACCAACATTGTAAATGCTGCGATCGAAAATCGAGTAAAAAAAGTTATCGATGTAAGTTCAGACAAAGCAGTTGAGCCTATCAACTTGTACGGCATGACCAAAGCAGTAGGTGAAAAAATCATTGTGCAGGCCAATGATCTAAGTGATTACACCAAATTTGTTTGCATCAGAGGCGGCAACGTCATGGGTTCGAGCGGTTCGGTTATCCCTTTCTTTATTGAACAGATTAAAAACGGCGGTCCAATAACTATCACGGATGTCAAAATGACTCGATTCTTTTTGACCTTGGAAGAAGCCATTGAGTTGTTGTTCAAGGCCAGCATTGACAGCATCGGCGGAGAAACATTTGTTATGAATATGCCTGCATGTTACATCAAAGATCTAGCCGAAGTGTTGATGGAAGAATACGGCACAGTCGAAGTTAAAGAGACCGGCATGCGTCCCGGAGAAAAGCTAGATGAAATGTTGATCTCGCATCATGAATCTCAACTGTCGTTCTGCTATGATGAAAACTATTTCTTGACACTACCAGCAGGATACAATCAAACCTTGGCCACTCGATACCAGAGCCATGCAGCGTTTCCTTATGCAGAGTTTTCGTCTGTGACCAAGATAATGAACAAAACACAAATTAAACAAATGCTCAAGAAAGGCAAATTTATATGAACATTGTGGTCTTGGGTGCACACGGCATGGCCGGGCATGTGATTTCAAAATATCTGATCAAATGTTTGATCAACTGCAACTGGATCGCGTTGATTATGTGATCAACTGTGTGGGACTGTTGGTCAAGGACAGCATTGATCGTCCAGATCGTGCAGCATGTCTCAACAGTTGGCTACCACACTATCTAGAACATCGTTTGACCACTGCTGCTACCAAACTGGTGCATTTGTCTACAGACTGTGTGTTTGACGGTGCCCAAGGCAATTATACAGAAACAGACCCTCACTCTGAGGCCAACAGCTATGGCCGGTCCAAGAGTCTAGGCGAAGTCAACAATGCCAAAGACATTACTTTTCGCATGAGCATCATTGGTCCTGAACTCAAGGCCACTGGCACCGGCCTGTTCAATTGGTTTGTGAATCGTTCTGGTGCTGAAGTCAGTGGCTGGGAAAATGCCTGGTGGAACGGCGTTACCACTCTGCAGTTGGCCAAGTGTATTGATCGGTACATGCAAAATCCTGTGATCACAGGAGTGTATCATGTGGTGAACAACAACGTCAAGATAAACAAGTATGAGTTGCTGTGTAAAATAAATGAAATTTACAACGTGGGCAAGACTGTGATTAGAACCACAGGACCCAAGCCAGTGGATAAAATCTTAGTTGACACTAGACAACAGTTTGATTTTGGCATTCCTGACTACACGGTTCAACTGACCGAACTTAGAGATTTTTAAAATTGTAAGAATACCCAGACTGGTATTGATCCGCTGGTCCAATATACCGAGCGATTGATTTGACAGCATGGCCGGATGACCATTCTTGATTGGTAAATTGACTCCAGGCCAAATGTTCATGCCAGGCTGTCCTGTGGTCGGGCTCAGTAGGATCCTGCCAGGTGTCCAATGTTGATGTGCCCGCTGCCCATGTGGGGCAAGGGAACAAGCTTATTACTTTCTTACCATACCAAAACGCTTCAGCAGTTATAGCACTGGACTGAGACACCACGAGATCCGCCCAGTCCAAGTCATCCCATAGAGTATTCCAACGTTGGGTTGGTTTTCCTGACTTGATTCGTATCCTGACTTTGGCACCAGGAAATTTATCCAACATTGATTCGGCCCAGGCATCAGTTTCGGGAGTCCATATAGTGCTGGTCATTTTGCTGGGTGCTATCAGCACTCGCTTGACAGTTGTTACTTTCCATGAATGTCTAGGCAATCCCAACAAATGCCATCGAGAATATGGAACTGGCAATAGTCGAGTATTTGCAAACCCATTCACACTGTATCTCCACCACACTCGATGTTTATAAAGATGATTGCCCAGGTATCCTCGATGTATAAAGATTGTGGGCAACTGGTGGTTCAATCGATGTCTAACTTCGGGTCTTAAAATATCACCGCCCATGATCATGGGTTCATGATCCTCTACTTCAGCCAGATCTTTTACTACTGAGAGATCTCTTGTGCATATGATATTTCCGTCAAAATCTGACTCCAATATCTTAAAACGCATTATATAAACTTCTTCATGTGCTGCCAAGCTAAGCCATTTGCAATTTCATCTTGATTCCAGTGACACATGGCCAAGCGTTCAACCCAGGCCTGACGTTCTGGGTATCTGGGGTTTTCTATCATTGATAGATCCGTGTTGGTCACTGGATATGCCTGGCTGGTTGTGGGTACAGGATCAGTTATGAATGCGGGCACACCTTCAATAGCCGCTGCTACTGCAGGAGTTGAGTTGTAGTTGACCACTGCCCAGGCATTTTGTAAATCATCAACCAGAGTTTCACTGGTGCTAAGTTGCCATCTTGACAGGTACTGCCGAGCTGATTTGTCCCCAGGGTGAGGGCGTATCACTATGGGTCGATCTGTGTACTGTTTGATTTTGTGTACAGTGTGTTCTAACCAGGTGACCACATCATGACCTTGCATGCTCCAGCCACCATTGCGTTGTGTGCAAATCAAGATGTGATTACCTGTGGTACGCCAATCTTTGAGTACAATGCCAGTGTGCTGACTGATCTGTTGCCAGCGAGCAGGGTCTGGTTGATCCCAAAAATACACACCAGTTGTCGGAAACACCCCATCAAAACTATAACGACTGTAGGAGTTTTTGCCTTGATAGTTAAACAGATTGCTGTCAACTACCAGTAATCTTTTTTTACAACGGCGTTGATGGTCAATCACTTGTTGACGGACTTGTAGGTGTGGGGCTGACTTGCCGTGCACATGTTGCCAGCCTTGTATAAATGCCACATCACTGTTGATTAAATCAGCACCTGAGTGCAGTATTCCGCGATCTCCAGCAGCGTTAACACCCTGAATGAACCTGGTCAGCAGATCTGTTTTATGTTGATTTTTTGGGCCAGGGGGACAACCAGCTAGATACGCCACTGCTGTTGTCATTTGACTCGTTTCCAAAAAGCATGATTTGCATCAGCACACTCATCCAACGCATGAGGATAAATCTGTGTTTGATCCAACACATCTTTCCAGTTTTGTTCTGCAGGCATCTGAACCGGTGCATGCTTCATGTGATGAAACTTTGAAGACCAGGCACCGACCACAATTACTCGACGTCGTAGCAAGGTGGCCCAGTAGGCACCATGATAACTGTTGGTCAACACTGTCTCTGCTGAGCCCAGCAGTTCTATAGTTTGTTCTATGTTGGCTCCTGAGTTGACAAATCTAGGAATAGGTTCTGTTCCAAAAGAACGATCCTTGATCAGTTGTTTCTTGTGTTCAAACCAAATGACTGGATTTTTAATTTTGTAGTTTTTGCGCAGTGCAGGATGCAAGCAGCTGGCACATGGTACCCAGCTGTGGCTGTGAGTGGCCCAGTCTCTAAGGCCCACGGCAGAGTATTGATTCAATTCTTCAGGGTATTCAGGAACCGCCGCTGTGCTACCGTTGTGCCCGATGCCCCAGGCATACTTTGAAGATGCATATTTGACCACATTGGTCAATGATTCTTCAATCAGTTCAGAATATTTGTTTTTGAAATTTCTGTGTGTGCCCCAGTTGTGTTCGCTGATCAGCTTCCACCGCACTTCACTCAACTGTTTCAACTGCATTTCATCTGGGCTCAACAAGTAGTTGGCAACAACATTGCCCATAAAGTCATTGCCTATCAATCCTCCGCCACCGACCACTAGTGGCACATCGCCGGGATAATCTTCTTGCCAGGGATGTGCAACATCAATGGTTTGATATTGATCAGGTGACAAAAAGTATTGCAGAGGATCGGCTGCAATATCTCCCACGTTGTTGGGATCTTTTCTGTGTGCTAATACGTATTTTATACTCATTGGATGTTTAGTATTTCTATGGCTCTGCCGTGACGCATTTCGTCCACATGCGCCTGCCCGTAAGCCAAATGACAGCCCCATGCATATAATTTATCCCGATCAGGATAGTAAGGTGTATCTATCTGTTTTAAATCTTGCAAGCCCACTGGACTTGCAGCGTTGGCAGGTGCTAGAGTGAATACTGGTATGCCGTGAAAAACGCTTTCTACTGCTGCCACACTGTTGTATGTCACTAGGGCAAATATGTCTTGATCCAGTGCAGACTGTAGTGTGTCGTTGGTAATACGATCGATACGTTTGGCTGCACGTTCTCGAACAACCACAGGACGATCTGTGTATTGTTTAATAGTGTCTACGGTCTGCTGCACCCATTCTTGTTTGTTTATCCCGTAAAATTTGCAAGGCTTTTCGTCGGGTGCAGCCACTAGAATTCGAATTCCAGACTTTTTCCAAGGCTTGAATTCTTTTTTAAATTTACGAAAGCGGTCGTCGGGTCTAGAGACAATTTCTCCGTGTTGTATATTGTTTTTTACAATGCGATGCCACAGCTTCCATCCGTTGGGATTGCCTGCAGTTCGTTCGTTGCCAAAGTAGCCAGAATCAATGTAGTAAAAATCTCTATGATCCGTCCAGCAGCGTTTCATAATCTTGTGCTTAAGGATGCCCCTTAACACAATTGGATCGCTGGAATTTTCATACACAAAATCTTCTGTACTGACAGGCACAGTGTCACAGCCTTGGGCGAACATGTTGACATATTCGTCTTGACCATCTTTACTTAGGAAGATCATGCTGCTGGCAATATTCAGTCAAGATGCGTTCACGGTGCCATTCAGATCCTTGAGGGGTATCTGCAAACTCATGAAAGCAAGGTGTGCCCAGTGTGAAGTGCAACAGTTTGGCATCAGGGTTGGAACCGTACTCGTCGGGTAACCAATTCCATTCCGGAGGTAATTCGCCAATGCGGTCATCAGTGCACCAGGTGAATCGATGCAGTTCTGCTCCTGTTGCCTTCATCACATAGTCAGGGGTCAACTTACGATTAGGATAACTGTTACAGTTCCAGAGGATCACACTTGACCAATTCTTGCGAGGATAATCTTCGTTCTTGCTGCCAAGATACTTTATGGGCATGCGAGTTTTATAATTGTGTTTGACCACTTGGACGTCTTTGTAGGAATCTCTTAACTCCCACAGCTGGGCAATGTCATCACGCACAATCATGTCGCCGTCGATAAAGATTGCATGGCCTTGCCACTTCATCATGTAGGGCACCAGGAATCGAGTGTAGATAAAATGATTGCTGCCGTCTGTATGTGTTTCTGTGTAGTCTCGAAACAAGTTCAGTGCTACAGGAATAATCTGCACAGGTTGGCTGCTGTGTCTAATGATTGAATTCGCACACACATGGAATGCGATGGCTTCTCTTGGGTCGTAACCAATAAAAACTGGAATCATTTTCTTTCAATGTCCTCTTCTGCACACTGCTCGCCGTACTGTATTTCCACAATCTTGCATGGTTGATCAAATGGATTGGTCAGCTGATGCCACTCTCCTACTGCAATGCGGTACTCCTGATGCGGATGAAGATGGGTAGGAGGCAATACATATCCGCTGGCCAGTTGACTATTGACTATGCACTCGCCTTGGCTCACAATCCAGTATTCCGCACGATGTTGGTGCCGTTGCATGCTGAGGCTCTGCCCCGGATCCACTGTGAGTTCTTTGACTTTCATTCCTGCCACTTCGTGCAGCACACGATAGTATCCCCACTGCCGTTCAGTTCTTGGAGCTTTCCATTCTTGAAGTATCCATGAGCTAGAGTTGCGTTTGTCTTCGCCGCCTACACCAAATGCAAAAGAGATTTGTGAGTCTTGCACTGTCATTTCAGGAATGTTGGCCTGTGTGCGATCGCCACCGTTGGCAAACACAATGTCAGCTGTGGGATATCTAGCGCGAACCACCCGTATGGCATCGCAACTAGATCCGTCATCGTCGTTGTAGGTCACGACTTCGTCAACCATGTTGAGATTGCCTACAAGAGCCAGGCGTTCCTGTAAAGGCATGAATGGCCGACCTTTTTTACGGGTCAGCCATGCATCTGAGTTGAGTCCAACTATGAGTCTGTCGCCTAGGGTGCGAGCTGCTTTGAAGTAGGCTAGGTGGCCCGAATGAACAGGATCATATCCCCCCGTGCAAAGTACGATTTTCATTTTTTAATAATCCTTCCTTCTATATATCCTAGAGGAACCTTGTCGGGGAAAAATGTAGAGCAGGTTTTTGTTATAGGACAATGGTACCACTTTTTTCCGCGCTTACCATTGCCAGCAGCGTAGCGGCGAGAAGGATCTTGCATTTGCTCAAGCGTGTATTTTTTGCGCATTTCAATTTGAGCTGGATCTTGGAATTGTTTTTTGTTTGCTAGGCGAAGTTTTTCTTTTGTTTCATTAGAGTGATTCTTGCCTAACAGGGGAGGATCTTGTAAAGCCCTTTTCTCTCTCATTTTTGCTTTAATCTCGTCCGAATGTTTTCTTCCGTAGTACGGATTGTTTTCTCCAGTTTGGTACTTAGAGATACTATTTTTTGTGGCTGAGATTATAGCAGCGTATGTACGAGAACTAATTTTATAACGCTGTTGATGCGTATTTTCTTGATTAACTAAACACCTGATAGCATAAGACATTTTCATCTTATCTCTGCCTGAGGTCATTTTAACCAACAAGCGATGACAAATAAAATGCTCCCTGGCAGTCAGGGCAACAATGTTTTCTTTTTTATTGCTGCCGCCGAGACTCTTTGGAATAATATGATGCCGTTCGACATATCCATTAAAGGGATTGTTTTTTCTATGCTCAATAATGGTATAATACCATCTTGAATATTTGTTGTTAATAAACATACTTTCTCCTGTATGGTTATTTATACAACCTAGCATCAAATCCACCAGTAACAATTACACTTGAATATCTTCCATACCGGCTGCACGTAGTCTTACAATGTGTCCAGCCATCCACTGCTTGGAGTCTAGACCTTTCATGATGCCCAACCACTTGTTGCGTAGTAGCGCCACTTCGTTGATCAAGGTTTCAAAGTCAATAACTTCATCTTCGCCGTCCACATACTTTTCGGCATCACGGCTGGTTAGAGCACGAGCATATCCTTCCAGATATTTTTGGAAGTGGCGGCGGCGAATTTTACGCAGTTGAATGTTAAGATAATTCAACACAGCTTCAATTTCTTGTAGCTGGTTGAATCTCTGTTCGGTGATGCCGGGCAGTTCTTTGATACGATGCTCAACAATACCGCCAATCTTGCAGTCGCGACGTGCATCTGCTAACTCCTGCTCATAGTAAGAGATAAAGTCAGGCAGTTTGCCCAGATCAGCTACCACACGATTATACCACATCAGTTTTCCCAGCGTTCGTCTTCGTCAAGATCAACGTCGTCGTCAACTTCTTCGTCTGCTTCTTCTTCTACATCTTTGTTGACGTAGGCGGCCAAGGCACGTTTGATATCCGCATCACCCTTGAAGGCTTCGCGAATTTCATCCGCATCGTAGTCGTTGTCAATCAAGACAGCGACCACAGTTTCTGCGGCTTCGTCACGGTCCACGGTGTTGACATAACGGCGTAGTTCTCCCCAGATTTCACTTGCTACAGTTGCACTCATTCGGCAGTCTCCTCTTCGGATGTAGTTACCTCTGTTTTCTGATTGGCAAAATCTTTCATGACCACATCCAAGCAAGCATCATCATTGCGTTCCCAGCCCTTGCGGAACTTCTTGATAATTTCACCATCGCTGGTGGTAAACACTAGACTGTTGCCTTCTTTCTTGAGCAGGCCTTTTTTCTCAATCAAGTCTGTCAAGCCCGAGTAAGGACTCATGCCTGTGGTGTAGGGAATTTTGACCTGCACACCTTCAAACGGCTTGGCGTAACGAGTTTTCATGACCTTGCAGCCAGCACGGATACCATTGACTTCGGACACCTTGTTGCCGTCCGCATCTTCTTTCAACTTCATCTTCTTCATGGCTACCACAATACTGCTGGCATAGATAAAGCCTTGACCGCCGGAGATCTTGTCATCGGGATCAAACATGTCCTGGCTAGCATAAGTGTGGTTGGTACATACCAGGCCCACGTTGTAGCTGCCAAACATGTTGACACAGTTACGAACCAGAGCAGTCAATGCCTTGGGCTTGCGGCCTAGGTCACCTTTCATCTCACCTGCTTCAAACTGGTTCACGTCTGTGGGAGTCAACAACATGCCCAAGCTGTCGATCACAAACAACACCTTGGGACGCTCGCCATCGGGCAAGGCCTTGTAGTCGCTCATGAATGTGCTGATGGTTTTGGCCACGTCATCAATCATGGCCATACTCAGTTTCAGCAGTTTGCTCTCACTTGTGTCCACACCCAAGGCTTTGAGCCAGTCTTCGTCCAGTGCGTTTTCTGAGTCAACCAACACCACAAAGATGCCTTGCTCTTGTGCATGTTTCACAATGTTGCCACTGCAGATGTAGCTTTTGCCTGCACCTGAGTCACCGGCAAACACAGTGACCTTGCCCAGGGGAATGCCACGGTTGAAGTCGCCTGAGATCAAGTAGTTGAGTGCATAGTTGCCTGTAGAGATCCAGTCTGTAGGATCGTTGAAGCCGATTGACAGGCCTTCAATGCTTTTGGTAATTTCCTTGCGGAACTTACTGATATCAAAAGGTTTTCCCATTTGTTTTCCTTGTATAGATAGAAATGCACACGGAGAGCCCGTGTGCATTGATCAGCAATGATTATTGCTTTTGACGACTACGAATCATGGCCAAGATGTCTTCGGCCTTTTGTGTGCCTGCTGGCTTGGCAACAGGTGCCGAAGCTGCAGGTGCGTCATCAGTATCAAATGGTGCATCTTCTGCTACCACTGCTGGACGTGCTGCCACAGGCGCTGGTGCTGCCTTGGGTGCAGGAGTATCCTCATCTGCGTCCACAGCAGGTGCGGCGCCAGCTGGAGCATTGACGCCAGCAGGACGGAAGTACTGACCCCAGCGTTCGGTGTCATAAGGTTGTCCATCCACTGACGCTTCGAACATTTCCTTCATCACACGCAGTTCAACTTCGCCGGGACGCTTGGGCAAGAATGTGCTCAAGTCAAACAGGCCATGTGCTTCCACAGCAGCCTGTTCAGTTTCGGTCAGAGCCGATTCCTTACGTGCCCACTTTGAAGTGTTGTAATCAGCATAGCCACCCTTGGAGGTCTTGGCAATACGGAAGTCCAAGCCACGCAGGTAGTCAGTTGGCAATTCTTCCAGCTCAGGATCCATCAAGGCGCCCTTGATCAGGGTAAACAACTGTGGGCCAATGATGAACTTGCGGATTGGATTGTCCGGAGTCTTGTCGTCGCCAATGGGGTTCTCACGCACAAAGCCCTGCATGATGTAGCTGCGCTTTTTCCAGTACTTGCGACCCATGTCTTCCAGGCTCTTGTCTTTGAACCAGGTACGAACTTCGGCCAAGATTGGGCAAGCTTCGCCCCACATCTCAACGCAGGGCACTTGGACCATGACCTGTTTGGAGTCCATTTCACCTTTGACGCCGTTGAATGGCAGTCGGATCATGGCTCGTTCAGCCCAGAAGAATGTGTTTTTGGTGTTGCCATCTGGAAGGAAACGCAAGGAAGCACTTTGTCCTTCTTCCATATTCCAGTGGGGGTAAATTGATCGGTCTCCTCCGCCTTGGGAGTTGTTGGAACCTTTGTTTTCGGCTGCTTGCAAGCGAGCGCGGATTTCTGCTAGTGATGCCATATTGTGTTGCCTTTCTTGTGCGTTAATATGATTAAAAAAATTTAAGATAGTCTTAAATGTTGCCTACAGGGTTATTTTAACACAGCCTGTCTGTGCTTGCTACCTTTACGGTAAAACAATCTTGCCTATTGTGTTGCCTTGGGGGAGAATCAGATTCTCCCCTTGTTCGTGTTTATTTATGTTATCGACCCAGGGCCAGACTTTTTAATCTAGCCAAATCTGCATCATGTTGTTGACTTTCCTGAACCTGACTCTCATGCATGCCACATTCGGCTAGGCCATGTTCGGGACACATTTCGCCTTCCATGGTATGGTTGCAGCCACCAGATTCATTTGTTTGATATTCATCTAGGTCGTCATCCTTGTCAAGAATGGGAGTTTGTTTATATCGTGATTGTTTGCCAGATGATTTGACCCCTGGCTCGCCAGGTGTGCCATCCTGATAATTTGTTTTGGTATGTTTGATACCGTGCGCGGTTTTTGTAACGATGCCGCCTTTGTGAGTTTTGACAGCATCATCACTGTCAAGATCTTCTGCAAATTCAGCCAACAGGCTTTCGGCTAGATTTTTGGCTTTGGCGGGCGCTGCAGGTTGCTTTGTAACTGGTGCAGTATTTGGAGATTTGAATCCCATAGTAGTTTTGCCGTATGCAGTGGGGCCTGCAAAATTAGCAGCAGCTGGCTTTGCGTATTTTTCCATTCCTGGCATTTTCATTACGTTACCAGCGTTGAATGTAGGAGCTGGTACTGTACCAGCAGCAGCAGGTTTTGCGACTGCAGCAGGTTGAGTTGCTGTCTGTGCCGCAGGTTGTGCTGCTGAGCTCGGCTGACCAGCAGTTGTGCTGGTTGCCATTGGCAAGGGTTTAGTGGCTGCAGGTTGAGTGGCTGCAGGTTGAGTGGCTGTGGTTGCTGGCGCTGCGCCAGCTGGCGAGGTTGACGGGGTAGGCACTGGTTTGTCAACAGGAATATTTCTAGACATTGTGGGCTGAGCTCCTGGCTCGCCTGCAAATGGTATTTGCATGCTGGCAAACACTTGTTTGATAGTGGCTGCTGGAACTCCTGCATTCTGAATAACTTTGGCCACATCTAAGCTGTCAGTAGGGCTCTTGGCTTTTTTCCAGGCCTGCAATAGTTTGTCAGCAGTTACTTTTGTGGTTAGATTAGTGCCTTTGGTCTTGACGTAATCTGCTGCTTTGCCGGCTGCACCTTTGATGGTGTCCATAATACCTTCATCAAGTTTGCGTTGGCGATCAACTATGTTTCCAATCACAAGATATATCTGTGATTCGGATAATTTTCTTGACTCGTTCATCCCACCTGCGCGGTTTGCAGCAACCATAGCAGCTTTTTGTGCTATACTCTCTATACTCTGTTGAGCTAATTTTCCGCCAGCTGCAGATCCGAATTGGTCAATAGCACCTTGAACTGTACCAGCTATAGTATTTACAGAATTTGGATCAATACCTCCAGCAATCGCATCTTCTGCAGCTTTCAAGGCAATAGCTTCTACTTCTTGACGTAGTGCTTTTCCGGCTAATTTAGAAACATCAGTAGCACTAGAAGCAGCACTAGAGGCAGCTTGTTGGGCAGCTTGATATGATGCACTGCCGACTGTGTCAGTTGGGCCAGCTGGATTCCACTGTCCCACAACAGAGTCTGTTCCGTCAGGTACTTTTGATACCATAGAAAAATCGCCGTGCTGTGCTTGAATGTCTACGGTATCGCCTGGCATTTTTGGTGTACCGTCAGGATATTCTCCAAGATCTCCGCCAACACCGCCTTCAGGCTTGCCTTTAATAAGGTCGCCTAGTTTACTAGCACCGTAGGCCATGGCGCCTGTCTTGGCACCTGAATAAGCAGCAGATGTAAATCGTTCGCCTTTTAGCAGATTGTCAGCCATTTTGAGCAAACCTAATGCAGCGGCCCCACCTATGCCAGCGCCGCTGATACCAGCCACAGCAATTAATGCAGCATATATGGCACCTTGTGCCACAGGGTGTTTTTTGGCAAAATCTCTATACTTCTGTGCCCATTTATTAACTTCACCATTGAATTGGGGATCTGCAGAACCTACACCAATTTTGCTGAGAACATCACTTACTTTCTGATCAAATCCTTGCACAGGACCTGAATTTTGCATTTTAGTTTTGAGACCTTCCCAGGCTTTGTTAACTGCTGATGCTGCATCCTTGCCCTTGCCAATCATGGTACGGTTGTCACCTGCGGCTGTGGCATTTTGTTGTACCTGTTGAAAAATCTGATTGATCTGATCAACTGTCAATTGTGCTTCGACTAGTTTATGTCCGGCACTTTCCCACAGCTTGTAGGTTCGGGATTCAGTCAGCATGGTGGTATTTGTATTTTTCCAACCTTCGGCTAGGTCTTTTGCTTTGGCTTCTTTTTCTAAATCTTGTTGACGTTGTTGCACAGCTTTTTGATCTACACCCGGGTTTCTTGACAGGTCTTGTAGTGCTCGGCGTTTGGCCACTAGGTCTGCTTTGTCTCGAAGAGCTGTTTCTGTCACGCCTTGACCTAATTGTTTTAGATCATTAGTATTGACATCTTGCGTGACACCCCCCATGCCTTTTTCAATTGTGATTCGAGCACGTTTACGATCTTTAGACAGGGCAACAACTTCCGCCTTTTGACCAAGATACTTCACTATGTCGCCAACTTGGATCATTTTCATAATAGCACCGCCGACATCCACTTTAGTATCACCAGCAAAGCGACCCTGGTCTCCCCAAGGATCGTCGCCTTCTGTCACACCTTGCTCATCTAGTCCACGTTGTTTTCTTAGTTTGTGCAGACTACGGAATTGATTGCGTTTGTTGGGGCGCGGAAGATCAGCCAGCGCACTTTCTTGAACAGGCTGTTGAGCAGCAGGATCAACTGCAGGTTCGGCAGCAGGATCAACTGCAGGTTCGGCAGTAGGCAGCTGGACACCCAGTTCAGCCAGGCGTGTTTGTATTTCAGAATCGTCCCAGACATTGGCCGATGCATCACGAGCAGCCAGTTCTTCCAGTCGATCAAACAACACATCATCGCCCACTAGGTCATACAGTTGTTGTGTGGCATTGGTAGCGTCGGGTCCCACGATCAGTTCACGACTCATGAGTTCCTGCAGCTTGTTTTGTTGTTCAGGAGTTTCAGGCAACTGCCAGGTGCCTTCGGTCAGGTGATCAGCCCAGGATTCAAATATGTCAGCTTCTTTCATTCGGTTTTCCTGTTGTAGTCGTGCCAGCACAGGCAGTGCTGCTTCAATTCTAGAATCCAGAGTCTGTTCCACAAACATGGTCTTGATAGAGTCTACCAGTTCTTCTTGTAGTGTGGTTTCGGCAGGGTGCCAGGATTCAAAATAGGCTTGATAGCCACGTGTGTGAGCCATGCGTTTGAGATTCTCACGCAGGCTTTTGTAATATTGTTGTGCTTCAGTTACCAGTTCAGCAGTGACTCCTTCCAGCACACGACCGGCACTGGCTCGATTGAATCTACTCAAGGTGGCGATCTCGCTTACCATTTCTGTGATGTGACTGCCACGCACATCATAGGGCCGGCCACCTTGGCGCACATGCTCCAGCATGGCTCGACCGCCAGCTAGGTTCTTGAACTGTAGACGATATCGTTCTGAATCAGCTGTTTCAATAAACAAACTCTCCACATAGCGGAAACGTGCATCCGTTTCGCCCAGCACACGATTGTGCTGAATAACTAATCTTGCCTCAGTGGGCTCACCAGAGTAGCTGATCCGGCGTGTGCCATAGTAGCCTTCGAACAGGCCTTCTTTGATGGCTGCAAGACCCTGCATGGTATACTTGACTTGGTTGATGTTCTTGGGACTGTAGGTCCAACGACGCATGTTGGCAAACTTGTGCAGGTGCTGCACAAAGTCAAAGAATTCTGTTTTGTCATCGCCTTCCATGCTGCGACCCAGGTTGTCCCCGTAGAACACCTGCATTTCGTTGTCAGTGTCCAGGATGACGACCATGGTTCCGTAGTTTTTGCCGCTGCTGCTCACAAAGTCAAATGTAAAAATTTCAGCATTTTCAGCGTCTGTGGGACGACCCTCTTTGTCCAACAGTTCGGCTTGGAAATCACGACTGGCCAGCAGGTCGTTTAGTTGTGAGGAGATGTTTTCTTGTGCCATAGTCGATTATTTATGCGAGTCCAGGCTTCAGCCCATGACAGATATAAACGGGAAAGGTTCCACAATGGTGTCCCCGTGATCTTTAAGGTGTGCGTCCAGTTCAGAGTGATAGGTCTGCAGCATCATCAGCATGCGAACTGCCAGCAGGCTGCTCATCACAAGGTCGTCAGTTTCGCCGGGTTTGGCAGCATAACTGGTGCCGTGTGCCACAAAGTTCTTGAGTTCGCTGACCAGGGGTCTGCTGCGTATCTGCATGCGTCCCGACTCTACCAGAATCTTGAACTTGTTGCAGGCTGTGATCTTGCTCTTGTGTGTGGTGTTGAATCCCTTGCGGAATCGTCGTCCCGAACTGCCTGTGACCGAGTTATCGCTGAGGAAATAGCCTGGTATGTTTTCTTCTCCGTATTCTGCAATGGAGATTAACGCTGCTTCGCCCAGAGTATTGTTTTCCACTGAGTAGTAGATGCTTTTGTCGTCCCGTGTGATTGCGTGTAGTTCTCGGATGATATCTACCAAGATGCGGATCTGTGTGGGTATGTCAGTTCGATTGTGACGCCATTCGGCCACTTGTTCAGTAGTGCCTGCTTCAAACACCTGTATGGCAGCAGGATCGCTGCCGGTGCCTAAGCTGGGATCCAGAGCCACAATGTACATGGCATTGGGCTTGGGTTCAGAATACCATCGCACCTGACCTGTTTTGCGAATGGGTTCTATACCTTCCAGGTCCATCAGCCGGATAGGTGCAATTAGTGTTTCATCGTTGATCACAAACTCACAGTCGATCTCTCGACGGAATCGTTCTTCGCCCAGTTGCGCTAGTTGTTCAGACCCCCATCGATCTCCACGTTCAGGGTGTTCTCGCCAGTAACTGCGAAACGCTCGAAATCCATTGATGCCTAATTCAGTTTGATTGCCGTGCTCATCTTCGGTCTTGTTGGCACCTTTCCACAAGAACGCAAACTGATCTTCGTCGCTGTTGGGAGTTGATGTAATAATAGCCTTACCACCTGTTGCAAGTGTGGGAGAGATTGAAGTCCAAAACTCTTTGGCAATAGTAGGTCTCACAAAAGCAAATTCGTCAGCGTACAGTAGCGAGATACTCATACCCCGGCCAGTTGTTTCTGTTGTGGTTTGCGAAACAATACGTGATCCGTTTTCAAACTCTATGGATCCCTTGTTGTAACTGGTGCTGCCCGCACGTATGTGATTAGGGCACAGCTCGTATGCGTATCTGATACGCTGCATAATCTCCTGTGCACCTGTGTACTTGTGTGCAGCAATAAGAATTGTTGAATCTGGCACAAACATGGCATACCACAGCAAATATCCCGCGGCACTGGTTGACTTGCCGGTCTGTCTTGGCATCAAGCTGATGCTGAATCGATAGTTGTGATAGGTGTGTATCAGACGCTTTTGATATTCAAACGGATGGTACAACATCTTGCCTCGTGTGGGGTGCTGTATGTAGAAAAAGTTATCCATGAAATACAGCGGACCAGTCACCGGGTCAGCACAGGCCGCAAACTCTCGCAGTTCCTGTTCTGTATATATTTCTTTACGGTGCGGGCTCTTGACCAGCGCTTGTTCCATTTGTGGTTTAGGTAAGATCATTTAGTATTTTTTCTGTGGCTAGCCGGTGACCCAATGGCCCAGCATGCATATAGTCTCTAGCATACTCAACTTCTTCTCTGGATCGAGCAAAAAATTCAAAAGCACTATAAATTTGACAAGGAATTCGGTGTTTACTGCACAGCATCTCCAGTGCTAGTGTGTTCTTTAGATTATTTAACCTAGAATTTTCTTCATGGGTCATCCAGTTCTTTAAGTAAATATCTTCGGGATTGAACCATCTACTTTCGCTTTGTGGCATAAAAACTTCAAATTCTTTGTTATTAACTAACATTTCGATCCGATCTTTAGGAGGAGTTGTCATTACACACAATTCCACGTTGAGTCGAGGTAAAAAATATTCGGCTAATCTGAAACAGGTATCGGCACTGTATCCTCCCCAACTGAGATTTACAACTGGAAGATTTAACGCTTTTCCTAATCTCCAGGGCCAAACGTCTGATTCAGGCAATCCTATACCTACAGAAAAACTGCAACCCAGTGCCACCAAGCAAGGTTTTTTAAAATCAAACTCGTCCCCTCGATATCCTAAACTGTTAATTCTGTAGGTTATCGAATTAGAATTATCCCAGCCTTTGGCCTTTATATATTCTTGATATTCAAGACGTTGACAGTGCTTGTGATAGTTTTCTTCTGTATCAGTCGGAATCCAATTTAGTACTTGCCCAGCATGTTGCTTTCCAAAATGAGAAGGAGTGTCATTGATATTCATGTGATAAATCTTTCTGCAATATTTAATAATATTAAGATGCAGGCACTAGCCAAACATAGCTAGTAAGTCTAAAAGTCCCAGCCGGCACTGGAGTTGGCATATCATGCCAGAGTAATTTTCTGTAGCCATTGCGATCAGCTTGATTGATCATGGCATAGCCCGAATTAGACACAGCCGGAACTTGATATCTAATTGCAGCAGGATCTTTGTACCAATAAAAACAAGTGGCTGGGCCGGTCCAGTTTAGATGCAGACTACCTGGCATTTCGCCATCAGTATGCATGCCGCAAACAAACCCAGGTTCGTCTAACCAAAATGCAGTGCCTGCATAAGGTGCCAGTTCAGTGTTTAATTGCTGTTGTATATATTCCCAGGAATCAGCAATTTCCTGGTGCCATCTACTGATCCAAAGAATTGCTGATTCAATAATTCGGCGTCGGGCCCAATTTTCCTGGCCTTCTTGTTTGATCCAAGGCAGAGAAAGCCAGTCGGTTGTTAATACCAATTGGGCCAACTCAGACGACACTGCGTCTGTGACTCGAAACAGGTTGTTTTGATCGTCAACTGGTGTTATTTGCATAGTCTTTCCAGTTCAGGCCATAACATTGCAAAGCAACCCTGACTATTTTTATGATATGTGTGCTCAATTTTGTGCGTGTGCTGCTGGAATTTGTAGCCTAGGTCGTCTCCATTTTTTTGAGCATGCAGAACTGATTCAAAAAAATCTCTTTCGTTAGGCAAGCATATATTGCTATTGAGCAGGATCTTTATTTCGTTACGAGTGAGTGCAGCAACATCGGCGCCCAGTCTACAAGGGTCAAGATAGTCGGGCTGGTACAGGCTCTGCCAGTGAATGGTCAGGCCACGCAACCGAGCAAAAGCATGAAACTCCTGCAGTCTTGATGCATTATAGATGTTGTACACAGCATGTATACCTCCCCGGTGGCCTTGTGATTTCATAAGTCCTTGTATGACGTCAAGATTATGTTCCAACAACTGCCAAGTGGCGCCATGCCGCACATATTCAAACCGTGACTCTATGTTGTCAAAGCTGATGCTCCAGCCTACTCGGCTGCGTTGTGCCAGTTTTTGAAATATCTGATTGCGTTCAAGTTCTACACTGAGATTGGTGATCAGGGTCACAATGCAGTCCCGGGGTATCACATCCAACAAGCGAGCATTTTCGGGCAACAGCAAGGGCTCACCGCCTACTAGCGCAACTTCTTTAATGTATTCCTGATGTTGTTCCAGATAATCACACACTTGTTCGTAGTAAGGGCGAGTACCAGACTTGACGGGCACGCCTTTGAGTGCGGCCCATCGGGAACTACAAGCTTCGCCACAATAGTTACAACTGAGATTGCAGGTGGTATTCCATCGCACATCAATCAACACAGGATGATGTTCTGTGTCCGACGCTGTTGCAGGATCAAATTCAGGGTTTAGATTGTTGTGCCAATCTCGCTCACTACGTCCATAGCGTTCGGCCTGCACACAGTTATAGCAGTAGGTGGGTGCTTTGCCCAATCTAATGCTTTGCCGTATCTGTTGTAGTGCAGGGCTGTGCAAGATTTCTTCAATGGTGTGCTCATCAAGATTGCCCAGCATGTTGGGATCGCCAGCACAGCAAGTTTTGACATCACCACGAGGATTGATATGTAGGCCTCTCCAGGGAGCGGCACAAAAGAAATTGCCCATGTGTTTATTTACGCATGGGCAACGGAGTTTGGCAATTTAAATCAGTTGCACCAACTGGTCTTGGCTTCGCCATAGTACTCACGAGCATGACCATTGGCAATCAAGCCGCGACGCACACTTTGGCCATTCACAACAATGTCGCCTATGACTCGGCCGCCAAACTTGTCCCACTTGTATAAGATCACTTGGTGCTGAGCACTGCTGGCCACAAGAGTCTTGGTCCAGGCGCTGGCCTTTTCTGCAGCAGCAGCTTCGGCCGGGCAGGCTGCACGATGTCCTTTTTCAGGAGTATCCACACCGTAAATTCGCACAGCCAGTTCAGGCTTGAGTGGTGCGGGCAAGTAAGGTGCAGCAATCACAATGGTATCACCGTCACTGACTCGAACAATCTTGGCAGTGTATTCTACGCCCGCAGGTTCTTTGGGTGCAGTTGTTTGTGCAAAGGCCAGAACAGGCACCAGTAACAGTGCTACAAATAGTTTTTTCATTAGTATCCTTTGAACGCTTGTATGGGACTTTGTTTGTGGGTGCTGGGCACTTCTTCGGACTCCATGTCACCAGCATTCAAATCTTTATATTCAGCACCAGCCGCTCGGAACGCCTGTTTCAACATTTCGTGCTCAATTTCAGTGTAAGGATAGGCACCACGTTTTTTTCCTATCCATGATTTTTCATCCATGTCCAACACATCGCCGGATCCGTCGGCCATAGAAACCGCCATCATCACACGATTCAAGGTATAGTCACTGTGGCACCTGTAATTGTGACCTGATTGCCGGCACCCACATACACATCACGCATGTAGTTGGCTGGAATACTTGGCTGTGCTGAATACAAGTTGCCTGCTGGCACATCAGATCCCAGGGCCACTGCATACACCTGATAGGTCACTGCGGTGTTGCCTGTGGCAATACGCAGTTTGTCTGTGTAGACCACGGCGTTGGCCAGGCTGGTATAAACGTTGGCTGACATTATTTGGTGTCCTGAGGTGGAATAGCAATCACTGGCTGGAACAACTGGCGAGTCTGATGCAGCACGCCGGGAATGTCAACAGGTTGTTGTTTGTAGCCCTGAGTGGCTGGACTGTGAGGATTAAGCACAGGGGGTGTTGTTAGTGTTTCGTTTACAGGTTTATACATGGTGTTTCCTTTGTGATATTACCAGGCGCGGCAACTCCAATAGCGGGCCTTGTGGCGTGGCCCTGGATTGTCGCAGTTGTGACGAGCACGGAAGTTTTTGCGGCGTCCCGGAATGCTCTTTTTAATCTTCATGCCCTTTTGTCCAAAATTGACTTTGACCACACGACCTTGCGGGTTCTTTACATAAACTTTGGATTTTTTAACATCTCCTGCCATGGGTTTACCCAAGGGCACTTTGCGACCTTGGTATTCGGCTTCGTTCATGCCGTTGGCACCATACATGGATTCTAATTCTTGGCCTACCAGGGCTGCAGCGTCAACCACTGTCATGCCCGAGAATGTGCCTTGCTCGGCCATGTCCACCACTGCGTCTTCCACTTCGCCCATGCCATAGTCGTCAAACCATGTGGGATTATGACGCTCAATGTGTCGCAACAGTTTGCTCACGCTGGCCATTGTGGCAGCTTCGTTTAACGAGCCTTCCGCCACACCTTGCTTCGTCAAGTGTCGGAGTTCTTGTACTGCTTCTTCGAAACTGTCAAATCCCGACAGGTCTTTGCCCGAAGCATAGTGTTTCATGTAATACTGACCAACGCCGGGACTGGATTCGCGGTCGATGCCAACTTCGCCCACTGGCTGCCCATTTTTTTTGAATATTTTCCTTTGTTGATCTGCGTGACCTTCCGCCACACCTTGGTCCAGGCTGTCCAAAATTTCTTGAACCATGTTGACCCAACCGCTGACATCGCTGGTGCCAATTTCGTCTACATCGCCCACTAAGTCAGCAACATCATCTACGGCTTGCATCACACGCTCAGGGCCGTGCTGGGACAACATGCCTGGATGACGCATCATGATGCGGTGCAGAGTGGCACGGGCTACAGGACTGTCTTCATTTTTCTTGTCACTGTCTAACCAAGGGTATCTGGATTCAGTTGCTGGCTGTTCCATGACGCCACGCTCTTTTTTACTGGAGATGTAGTCAGATGCAGTGTCCACATAGTCAGTGGCTTTGTTGATCTTTTTCTGTGTCCACTCGGGCATGTTGTCATTGTTATCCAGCATACCAATCAGTTTACGAGCCGAACGAATCATGGTCATGAGTTCGTCTTTGGCCATGTCGCCTTCTTGATCATACTCGCCTGGATCCTGACCAACATCAGTCTCATCGCCGTACTCGTCAGCTGACTGACCGCAGCCGCAGCCCGAGCCACCACATTCCATGCAGGTTTGTTCAAAACTATAACCATAACTTTCCAACAACTGCATCATGCGTTCGTCTGCAGCAATGACCACACCGTCGTCGCGGCTCTCAACCACAACACTTTCGATCAAGCATTCTTCACGAATGTTGATGGCAAAATTGTCGCCCACCACAGGATTATCTGCGGCTTCTTCGGATTCTGACAAGTAGTCGCGAAAGTTCTTCATGATTAGCCTTTGTATGTGTTCCAAAGATTCTGCAAATCAAAGATGCTTTCTTTTACAGCTTTTTCTTTTTTGTCATCCACAGCTTTTTTCATTGGCTCTGATTTGTCGCCGTCTTTGTCCATGTCCAAGAAGTCAGGCTTGGTTTTTTTAACACCGGCCATTTCCATCATGCGGGCCAGATCATCTTGACCTGATCCTGAACTGATTAATGATTCAAAGTCGCTCAACAAATCTTTTGCATACGCATCCATGTTTCTGAATTCGCCACCGTCTTGAGTTCCGTAGGTGTCTACCACTGCTTCCACTGCTGCTTCGGCATTGCCTTGTTTGAGATAAGCAATGGCTCGATCCACATCAGGGTCGCCATACACACGCATCTGAGTCATGTTGCGATCAAAGTCACCCACTAGGTCACGCACTTGATCTGCCATGTTGGAATCTGCGGCTTCGTCCAAATTGTCATCTTCATCGTCTTCTTTGTGCACTGTGCTCACAGCAGTGACTTGACCTGTGGATTGACCATCGCCGGCCACGTCTGTCTTGGGCTTGTTGATACCACCTGAATATTGGAAAGCATCGTTGCTGGTTTCTGTGTTGGTTGGCCAGTCAGGCTTGTTTTCATCCACCATGTCAGGTGCCTGACTGTAGGACTCGCCATGATTGTGGTCGCTGCCCAGGCCGGCCATTTTCAACATCATGGCCAGTTTGTCTGCGTCATCGTCTGTGGCAGTGATTGTGAGGCTTTTGGTTGGGCCACCGTGGCTGTCGCTGTTCATGTTCATGCTGATGTTCATGCTTTCGTCTAGACGACTCATGCTTTCAGAAATCATGTTTTCTAGATCACGGTTCATGCTGTCATAGATGCCGCCACCAAAGTTAAAACCGCCGCTGCTCTTTTTGCCGCCCTCTGCTGGTGCAGTGGCCACGCTGCCGCTGGTGGTAGTTTCTTCAACTTTTTCTTCTTTGGCTTTTTTGGCTGGCTTTTTGTCACTGTCTTTCGCCTTGACTTTTTCTGGCAGGCCCTTGTGCTTGGTGCTGGCAAACTTGTCAGCTTCTTTGGCACTGATACCTTTGGCTGCTTTGGCAACTTCTTTTGAAGCAGGCTTCTCGCCTTTCTTGGCAGCATGAACCATGCCCATGAAACGCTGTTGCTTCTTGCTCACAGCTTTTTCATTCATTTGCTCTTCGTCGTCCTGGTTGTATTTTATCTTTTCCAACACACCTTGCAAGGTATTGCCCAGGGAGTTGCTGCCTGCTTCAAATGCTCGGTCCATCAAATCTTGAATGAATTCCACATCTTCTATAGTGGTCCAGGTCTGTGGATCAGACTCTTCGCCCACCATCTTGTGTTTGGTCACGGCACCTTTGTGCTTGGGCAGGTTAACCTTGCCCACACCAAATGCTGACCAGTCAGGCTTCATGACTTGACCTGTTTCGCTGTCGGCATTTTTCTTGGGACGACCACGTCCACGCTGTGTCTGCACTTTGGGAGCTTCTTCGTCGTCCTTGCGACCATAGCCGCCAGGTTCACTAGTATGACGACGTCCGCCAGGAATTTCTTTGACTGCCTCCTCCATGTTTTGATCACTTTCGATCCAGGCCAGCACATCCTCATAGTCATAGCCCAGTTTTTCTGCTGCTGTTTGTTCAGCATCTTCAGGTTCAAGATTGGGATTCAGCATCATCAAGTGACGTTTTTTACGTGCAACTTTATTCCAGTCAGCTTGAGTGAATTCGTCCGCTGCTTCTGCCATGCCACGCACAGGTTGCTTGCCTTTGCCCAGTGCAGCTTTCATGGCTTCGGCTGCTACATCGCCCAGCATCTCGTCAACTTCTTTTTTGGCGCCGGCAATCTTGTCGGCAAAAGTGATCTTGTCTTTGGGCTCAGCCAAGGCAGCGAATGATTTTTGCTTGGCACTCATGGGTGCTGCAGCCTCTTTCATGCCTACTACCTTGTCCAACATGGCAGCGGCATGAGCAAGACGATCAGTTAGATCATATTGGCTAATATGTTGAGCAATATTGCCACCTCTCATGGGAGCAATACCATCTTCTTTGCTGCCCACTTCTACGTTATCAATCAAGTCGAGGTATTTGCCAATTACAGCACGAGCCTTTTTAAATTCAGGCGAACGGTCGCTGCCGAATGTAGCATTTAACACATCTCTCAAGTTATCCACGGTTCTTCCGGGATTATTCATTTCTTGTTCAACAGCAGCCAATAGATCTGCAGGTCCTTCTTGGTCGTTTTCTTTTACAGGACGACGGCCACCAGTCTTGCGTTCTAGGTCACGCAGCAAGTCTTCGTCGCCAGGTGCCACAAAGTCAGCTACCTTTTTCACGCCCTTGGCAATCTTGCCCATCACGCCTGGCTTCTTACCCACCTTGGCAAAGTCTGGGTTTAGCTCCATAGCGTCTTTAGTGTGATTGCCTTCTTCCATGCTCTCATCATACTTGTCAAACTTGTTGCGCACAGGGTCCAATGCCTTGCCTTCACGTCCAGCCTTGGCCAGGGCCTGCATGCCATCTTTGCCATATTTTTCAATGCCCTTGGCGGCACGACTCATGCCGGCTTCATCAACTTTTTTGCTCTTGATTGACAGGCCCTTGGTCAAGTCGCCGGCACTACCGCCAAATTTGTCCTGCATTTTGGATTTGTAATCAGGCTTTTGTTTAGCGGCCTGTTTCATAGGCTCTTTTTTGTTGCCGTCTCGGTCCAGGTCTAGGAAGTCTGGCTTGCTCTCATTCAGTTGCTTGTGGGTAGTTTCAGGCAATTCACGAATGCCGTTGAGTTTTTTGTTTAGATCGTAGAAAAATGACATAGTAAATTATCCTCTTGGTTGGGCGCCAGTTGCTGGCCGGGGTGGACGCTTGATTGTGGCAAAAGGACTCTTGGTGCCCATTGGCAAATCATTTGTGGTTTTGGCTGGGGGTGTCTTGCCGCCTGCTATTGTGAAATCTGATCGATAGGCGTTTTTCAACACCACGTGATCGTGAGGCTCAGCACTGTAATCTTTGATTAGAGCACGTTGCTCAGCATCGTCTGCTGGGTAGTCAGTATCGCTCAAGAGATCTCGATTCTGGTCCGCAATCTTTTCTGCTTCTTGAGCCATGCTTTCTTCGTAGGGCACAGTGTTCATCACAATGCGATTTGGATCAAGTCCGCACAATTGTGCCAACTGTTTGACTTGTGGTTCTACAGCAGGGTATCGAAACTCCACATCAACCATGCTCATGCTTTGATTGGGGTATGCTGGAAAGTCAGTGTTGATCTTACGCACAGGAGTGGATTTGACGTCAGACATTTTGACAATGTCGAACTGGGCCAGTTTAGACTTGAGGTCTCGAACAAAGCCTTCGGGAACGTCGCCCACCATCTTGATGCGATATCGATAAGTGCGTTCGCTTTCAGCAAGGTATTTTGCAAGTGTATTCATATCAGTATCCTATTGTATATTTATTCTTTTGTTGCGTTTTGATCTTTACGACCCAACAAACGCTCCAATAAATCATTGCGACTCAGCACCACGCCTGTGGCTGTTTGTGTGGTTTCGTCATCTTCAGGAGCTTTCTTTTGATCAATCAACTGCTGCTGCTGGTCTAAGCGCATTTTTTTCATCTGTAGATCAATCATCTTGAGTTTTTTGTCCAGCTTGGCTGTTTTGGCTGTGATAGCATGGCCCAGCATGTTGCTGGCTACTGAGAATATTTCGCTGGCAAAACGGCTGTCTACCTGCATGCCTAGATTGGACAAATCTTGATAACTTTCTACAGCCATCCTCGCTAACTCATCCATTTCTGAATCAGCCATATCGAGTCCTTTGACTGTTGGGAGTGCTGCTTCTATTTTGTCGATTGTGTCGTCTAAGGCAACTAGTGTTTCCCTATTAACCGAAATTGAGGGAACTGATTCACTGACGTCGTTGGGTGTGATTGGTAATTCAAACAGTTCTTCTAATTGTTTGTTGGTAGATAAAGTCATACCATATTTAGTGGATAAGACGTTGGTAACTTTCAAAGTCTGCCCGATGCAGCAGTGAGTATTTGACTTTATCCCACGTGATGTTTAATTTTTTAGAAATTTGTAAATTGTTAAGCCCAGTGTCATAAAGCCTAATGATCTGCAGTGCTAATTCTAGATTCTTTTCTAGATAGGTAGTTAACGTTGATTGTCGTTTTTTATCGGTCCAGGATTGCCCTTTTCTCAAAGCTGCATTTTTAAGGCAGTTGGTCAGTCTGGACTGCACAGCTTTTTCAGTCCATACTTTTGATTCCTGATAGTGTTTAATTTTTTCTTTTGTTGATGTTGACATTTTACCTGAGCCGCCTTCCCCAGTTTCTGGTTTTAAATTAGCCCATGCATTGTCATCAACAACATTCCATAAGTTACTGTAATATTGCCCCCAATATTTTATTTCATCATTAGTTTGGCATTCTTTAAGAATTTCAGTGGTTACATCATTTCCGTGTTTTAATAGATGACGACACCAATATACGCCTGATCCTTTGTACTTGTATGGATTTTGTATTGTTTTACCTAGGTATTTTAACCCAGTTCTGTTATGTGTTTTCACATAGAGATAAGTAGACATGCTGATTGCTCCTTTTAAGCATTAGAGTGGTTGGGAATTGCCGTTCCGCGAACCGCACCTTTATTTAGCACCGTTCTTAAATAAATCCTGCTCTGTAATCACCCTAAACGTCATGCCATTGCGTTGTGCCCACTTGGTCGCTTGAGCCCACTTGGCGTAGTTGATTGCAACCACAGCACGGTCTCGTGAACTCATTTTGGATTCCACCACGCTTTGTTTTTTGGGCTTGATTTCGATCAGTTCAGCCCGCATGGTGTTGTTGCGAGTTCTGTAAGTGATCAAGAAGTCTGGCACATAGATGGTTTGCTTACCAGTCAGTGGATGACGATAGGGTATCTGTATGCTTTCGCTGGCCCATTGCAGCACATGATCGTTTGAATCGCAGAACTTCATGAAACTGAATTCCCAGCCTGAACGATATCTTGGGGCACGGGTGCCCACATACTTGTCCTTGTTGATGACTTCGTATGTGCCTTGTGCCCACTTGCTCATTGTACTATCAACCTAGCAGCGTAACGGTTGCTTTGAATGGGCACTCCCACTCCCAGTAAAGTGGCTTTGTTGCGGATACTGTTGAGATAGTAGGCCAACTGCACATTCAAGTTTACACCGTTTGCACCCTGAAACTCTTGCAACAGGGTCAAGGCCGGAATGCCAGTTTCTTCTGCTACTTGAAACAGGCTAACAGTAAAGTTTCCTGCAGCATTAGCTGTGGTCATTTCCCGGCGGAAGTAGCTGTACACAATATCGTATTCTGCCGCAGGTACATTGACATCGTACTCGTAGAAACTGTCAAACACTCGCACGGTCTGATCAATGTTGTAATTGGTGTTGTTGATGCTGCTCATGATCAATTAGTTAGTTGGAGGAGATTTTGGCGTGGGAAAGAATCTGCCAGCGTTGTTTTTGATGCCACTGGTGATGGCACTGACTCCCAGTGCTGCGCCTTCACTCTTGGCCAGCGATTTGAGATCCTTGCCTTTGAATGTGTTCTTGGCAGTGAGAGCTTTTTGTGCTGCACCTATTAGCCCAGCGACACCACCACTCTGTAGGTCTTGTAGAATACCGCCGCCGGCGTCTAAGAGTCCGCCTTGACCAAACACATTACTGGTGCTGCCTGGGCGACTCAGTGAACTCACTGTGGTATCATACCTGGCTGGATCAGCAAAGCCTTGCACGTTGGTGTCTGGACGCTGAGTACCTATTGCACCAGTGTAGTACTTGACTGTTTCGTAGTTGATGGTCATGGTGTTCTGCATGATGCCGCTACCTTCACTGTAGTTGTAGGTGTCGTGATTCCAGTTGGAGATCAAGGGATTGATCAACACATATTCAGCAAACTTGTGCTGATCTAGACCATATATTCTGATGTCTCTAAAAAATGGAGGCTTCCCGGTGTCGCCACCCACAGTACGAGTACTGGTACCATCACTGATGGATTCACCAATGTAGCCCCAGTCATTTACTTGTCGTTCATCATTGTAGATGTCGCGACCATTGTAGTTAAAATTTGTTTGTGAGTTTTCACTAGCACCAGCACTACCGTTGGTGTTGTTGGGAGAGAGATATTTTTGGCTAGGATCTTTGTAGTAATAACTGAAATAGTTGTACCACAAGTTGCGCACCACATCACCGCCATCGTCGTGAAAAGTCAGTGTCACTGGTTGATATTCAACGCCAGTTTGAACAATTCGTTTGCGATTGTATTGATTTAGAGTTTCTGTCTTGATGTTGAACTTGGGCAGGTCAACTGACTTGACCACATAGCTGAGACTAGAAACATCGCCTGCTGTGACAAATTTGTTCAGGGATGGAATTGTGGTATTGAGAGTAAAACTCACGTGAAAAAGAAACTTGAACCTGGGTTTAAGTTCGTATTGATTGGTCGTAAAAGTTTTACTTGCGTGAGTGTAATCACGCAAGTAATTTACATTAGTAAAACCTTTGAGAAAGTCTTGACCGAAGTTTGCCATTGGCTAGACCCTGTTAGCGTTAGCTAGCTTGGCCAGCACCTGTCACAACATCACCGAGAGTACGTCCAACTTCTGTACCAACGCCTGAGCCGCCTGGTGTTTGGTTAGCGTTGTCGTAAGCAATGGTCATTTCTACTGTGACTGCTTCGTTGGTGCCATAGTTAAGGTCGCCGTAGTTGGCGCCTTTGAGATAGCAGCCGTACAGTTCCCAGGTTTCAAGAACCACAGGATCAAATGCGCCGTTGCCACCGTCGAGGATTTCAATCTTGGTCACAAACTTGTAGTCAATGCCTGAGCTGGCTGATGCCATTTCCAAAAAGTCCATTTGCTTCTGCAACTGTTCGCCTATCAATCGAGTGACTTCTCCGCCTGCATCGTCTTTGACTGAACAAGTGATATCTGTCCAAGAATGACGGCCTGCCAACTTCAAGGTTGAGTTGTAGACTGGCAGCGAAATTTCTTCAAATGTCAGGTTAGGGCGGGTCACGCTGACCACTTGTTTTGTGAGTTCAGTTGTGGGTTTTGACACTCCAAGGTTTTCAAAGAAAACTCTGAAGCGAAATTTTAATTTGGGCATCAACAGGCCCTGGACGCCGCCTTCTGCAGCGCTTCCGACTGGGACTGTCATTCTGTTTAGTGATGAAACTGCCATTTTGTATATCTCCTATATGTTTATTTACCTGGATCGGTGGGGGTGTTTGCCCCCACCTGTTGATTAGGCAGCAGCACCCGAAATTTCACCGGTGTTCTTGATACGCAAAGGAATATAGATAAATTCCACAGCCTTCACTGGTTCAATTGCCACGTCTACGTACAGCTCGTTACGATCAATACGTGCTGGTGTGTTGTTGCTGGTGTCGCAAACAACCAGGAAGTCATAGATGGCACGTTTGGCCTGTAGATCCAACATCAGGCTGTTGACCACGTTGGTGATCTCGTTGCGAGTGATTTCATCGTTGGGTTCAAACAAGAACAACTTGCCAATTTCTTCCAGTCGTCCACGCAAGAACGCAACCAAGCGTGCCACGTTGATACGATCCAGTGCAGTAGTTGTAGTAGTTGTGGTCTTGTTACCAAAGTTCACAATACCAATGCCCGGGATGAATGTGATTGGGTTGATGTTACGTTCGTACAGTACATCACGCACACTCTGGCTCACACCAATCTGCTGAAACTCACCTGTGACCGCATTAATATAACCAATTGCTGTGGCGTTGTCAATCACACCGCGGCGTGTACCTGCTGGTGCCAGCCAAGGGAAACTTGCAGCATCACTGCGCAAGATTGTGCGTACCATCATGTGACTTGGAGGTTGTACAACCAAGTTTCCGCCTAGGTCAGTTGTTTGACAGCTGGGGTAGAATGCGCCAGCATAGTTACTGGTTGCGTCGTTGCCATCTTGTGTGGGCAAACCTAGTCCGTTGTTGTTGGTTGCCCATTCAACAAGACTGTTGCCATCGTTAGGCAATCGCATAGGTGTGTCAGCAACCACAAACAAGGTGTTGTTGCGCTCGTTGCTGAGTGCAATCATGTTGGCGGTGAGTTCAGGATATGCAGGAGCAGCAATAATGTTGAACTGATTTTGTTCTTCACGTGCAGCAATGCTGGTGTCAATTGCCGACTTCATGGCCTGCACAATCAACTGACGCTGTGCTTGACGTCCTGCCCACATGGCTCCGTCGGAACGATTGCCACTGGCTGTGAGCCAGGTATTGGTATTGATAGCAGCCCAAAAAGAACTGTTTGGGGGAGCGGTACCAGTTACTGCAGCAGTACACACGTAGATAACGCCGCTGAACACCACAAAGTCATTGACCGCATAGGCAGTTGAGTTTGAATAAACATCAACTGAATATGCTGTGTTTGTTGTTGTAAAGTAATTTGCCTGGAAACTCTTGACATTATAGCCCGAACGGCGTGTGTTGAACAACAACATGCCTTGTGGATATAGATCAGGATTTGGAGCGTCAAGATCCAGGTAATTGCTGGTCAACAGGCTAGTAATGGTAGGAAACGCTCCAGTGATAGGGTCTACAGTGCCCGGTGATGACCAACGTGCATCACCAAACAAGATACCATCGCTAGTAGTTTGGTCTGTGGTATCAATTTCTACCCATTGATTAACTCCGCTGACGCTTTCCCAACGATACAGTTTAGGATAATTTTCTAAATCGCTGGTGTCGATCCAAAGATCTCCAAGAGCCAGTGGTGATTCTGCTGTGTCGTTTTGTGTGACTGGTGCACTAGCAGCAATAATAGGGCCGCTGGCGTTGGTCAAGGTTAGGTCAAATCCACGCACATCATTGGTGACGTTTTGATAGCCCTGCCAGATTCCGTTGTCTTGGATCATGATGTCAGCGTCACTTACTGAGCTGTAGTACCAGAGGCGGCCAGTTGCTGGATTCTGATCTGGCTCAATTGCACTGGCATCGTATGTGAACAACGGTGAACCAACCCAGTTGCTTAACACCAATTGCGTAGGAGCAATCTGACGAACCTTAGGAGTGTTGGTGCTAAATCCTGCAGTGGTTATTGGAGTACCTATGGCTGTGGAAAGGGCAATTCGACCGCCTTGTGAATGTGTAAACACTATGTTGCCGGCAGAATTTACCCTAGCAGACACAAAGGGCACAGCAGCAGCGCTCACTGCTGCCACAAAGTCGCCGGCGGTACCAGTGCCTCCAATGGTAACTGTTGTGTTGGTACTAACACTTGTGCCAGCCTGACCAGCCCTAATAACAAATGTGTTACCTGGAGTAAAAGGAGTTCCGGACGAAACCACAGTTGTACCGGTGACTTCGGTTGCTCCCAGCGCAAATCGTTCCAAGATTAAGAAAGAAAATGTATCAAGTGGGTCAGTCAAATATTCTGAAGCATTGTATTGAGCATAGGTTGAGCCTACAGGAATATTTCTTCCGCCGCCAGTGGGATCGAGTGCAAAAATTGCATCATTATCTCCTTGATATGATGGACAGTTTTGTTCAATAAATGTGTCTAGCGCAGTGTTGAATACATTGACACTGATGTCAAGACCGTTGTTGGCTGTGCTTAGATTTTGCCACACAGATCCTGTGGGGCGGCCTCCGTCGGTGTCTGTAGTTCTCCAACGTGGACTTTGAAAGCTGTAGCCTGGAAAATAATCAGGTGCCACATACTCTCTTGCAGTGATACCCAAAGCAGTCAACAATGCTGTGCCTGCATTTGGGCCTGCTTGGATGGAAACAATACCATTATTGCTGAGAGTACTGCCGTCATTGGTTGCAGTAGAATCAGCATAGATATACAACTTGCCCGAAACTGCAGCAGCAGTAACGCCTGTAATGGCAGTAGCGTTGATGACTGCAGCAAAGCCAGCCACAGTGTTGGTTGCGCCAACCGCAACCAAATTGCCGTTGATAAACATGTTGGCGCCCACAGTCAGCGACGTAGGTGCGTTGGCACTGACAATTGTGGGCCACGATGTTTTCCAGGCATTGCTACCCACTTGTACCCAGGTATTGGCATCGTTTTTGTAGTAGCCCAGGATAAATTGGTCGATTGCTACCACAGCATAATTTCCAATACTACCAATTGTGTTCAGTGGAGTATTGTCAGCAATTGGATTAGATCCATCGCCGCCCACAACATCAGCTGTGTTAGTAATTACCAATGGTACTCGGTTGGTGAATGTACCAGTGGCCTGGTTCCATTCAAAAATTCCCCATCTGGTGGCTGCAGTATTGACCCAGTAAGTTCCGTTGCTGGGATTGCCAGTTGGACGAATTAGGCTGGCTGTGAGATCAGTGAGGTTGATGTTGGCACGTTGGATATACGCACGGTTGGTCGCTCCTAGTGTTGAGTAAGCAGCCAGCAAGCCGTACTCGTTTAGTTCGTAACCGTTGATTGGGGTACCAGTTGTGGTGTTGTAGAAGAAAGGCACGCCAAAAGTAGCTGCCAAATCACGCTGACTGGTGATAAGATATGTTTTGTTGGCGTTAGCTGCTGTGGTACCTGCTGCCACTGTGATGCCATCAGCACTGACTTTGTTTTGTGCTGTGGCAACAATAAAGTAAGGGACTGTGTTGACTGCAGAAGAGATATATTGACTCTCGTCAATTACTACTACTTCTACGCCTGGTGATATTAAAGCCATAATGGATTCCTTTTCAAGTTGTAGATATTTATAGGCTTTGGGTAAAAATGGTGTTCTACGGTGCCCTTTGCAAAGGTCCTGGGTAAATATCTATATGAAAAGACCCACTTGTCCTGTATGCCAGCAACGTCCTTGCGCAGTAAACTATCGCCGCGGCGAAATCACGCACTATCGCTCACGCTGTGAGAATTGCATTAGAAAAAACAAAGGTTTGCCCAAGCGGGAATCCAGCTGGGCCACAGCAGGCTACAAGAAAAAGATGGTGTGTGACCGATGCGGGTTCCGTGCCAGGTACTCAGCACAGACGCTGGTGTTCCACATGGACGGTCGTCTAGACAATGCTGAAACTCGCAACCTCAAATCAGTTTGTAGGAACTGCGAAGTTGAACTGGCCAAGAGTGATTTGCCCTGGAGGCGCGGCGACCTAGAAGCTGATGTTTAACATTTCTTGCTGAGTCAGCAAATGTTCTGCTAATTCACTGGTAGCTCGTTGCAGATCTTCTAGAGTGCCGTTGTTGTCAATCACATAATTGGCCATCCAGATTTCCAAGTTCATGCTGTCCCGTGGTTCCGGTGGTGCATGATCTGAACGATCTACCCAGATGCAATAGTCAAATACACCAGTGTTCCGCATGGCATGGAATTCGCTCTTGTTACGCAGCCCGCAGTAGATGTCGTTTTCTGCAAAAATGTCACGACCCAAACGAGCATGATCGTCCCGACAGTAGTCATGAATCATGTCGTACCATTCGCTGCGATGATTGTGACGGTCAGCATAACATTCTGCATAATCGGTGTAGCCGTACTTGAGTTTGAGTTCATCATAGATGAACTTACGAGCGCAAAACTCACTACTGCTTTGAAAGCGGAATCCATAACAGTCACGCAGGATTTCACACACAGTATCCTTGCCGTGGCGACCGTGGCCAACGATTAATAGTTTAGGTAAAGGCATGTTATTAAATTTTAAATATAATTTCTATGTGGGTCATGACCCAAGTATTCACCGCGTATTGTCTCAGCTTGGTTTAGATTTATTTTTGTATAATAATTTAATCTTCTCGCCGTAGATGCCGCAGTCAATTATATCATTTCTTGATTTTAAAAAAGTATCTATAGCAGAAATTACTTCTTCACAATCAGCATCGTGCATTAAAAACCAGGCTTGGCTATTTGCAATCTGAGACGATTGAACAAGATCACTTAACACTATATCATATGAGTGATCGCCATCAATAAAAAAAACGTCGAATTTTAAATCTTTTATTTCGGCGATTGTTAGTAAATCCTCACTCGACTGGTTAATAAATGTAACACGGTTTTTTACAATTTCTTTTATCCCAGTTGGTACATTGTCATGTATATCAATGGAATACAAACTTCCTCGATTATTGTCCTGGCATGCACCGTATATAATTGCAGTGCTCCATCCATTAAATCTTCCTATTTCTAAAATGTTATCAGGACGTTTGCTTATCAAAATGCTGTAGAGAAACAATACATCCTGGGTGTTCATCAAACAATTTTTGCTGCCGATTAAATTTTTAATATCATCAATGTAGTACAAAAAATTTGAAATATTTGGATCAATGTGGGCAGTATTGTTACGGAGGCGGTCATATCTATTTTTAAATAAATGTGTTTTAATTATTTCTAGTTGAATATGTAGCGGTAAATTTAAAATATCATCAATATCGTCACAAATCGGCCAAGATTCATCTTTAATATTAGAATAGAAATTCTGCCACTCGTCTTTTAAATTCATTTTAATTCCCGGACGTTAAGATGTTGCAGAGTACGCTGCAGCATGCCGATTTGCCTGCGGCAGTCTTCCAGGGCATGGTGACTGGTGGGCGGAATGGGCTGATCTGGCCACAAGCTGAACACTGTGCGACTGTCTCGAACCATGTAGTATTTCCAGGGCAAGGGCTTGTGATAGCTCTTGTAGGCATGCTCTAGAATGTTCATGTCGTAAGTGGGACCTTGTGCCCAGATACGGTTGGAGTGCCAAATCAGCCGGCCCAGTTCGTCTAGTGCTTGGTCTAATGGCACACGATCTTGCTCACCAAATGCTTCTTCTCTAGCATGATCAGGTTGCGTTGCCCACCACTCTATAGTGCCCTGATCAATGTCGCGGGTCTCCTGACTCTCTAGACTGATTCGGGCATAGTAACTTTGCTCGTAGTAACCTGTGCCAAAAGGGTCAAAACTCTGGGCAGCAATGGTTAAAATGCAAGTGTTGGGACCTGTTGCCAAGCCTTCGAGATCGATCATTAAGTCTGCCATAAGATTATTATAGCAGAATTACTGTGCCAAGTCTATCGATACTTGTTCAGTTTGGCGGCCAATTTAGCTGCTGGATTTAGACGCTTGGTGCGCTTGGCTTTGCGAGCTTGACGTACTTTGGTTTTGGCACGAGTCAGTTTCATAGCAGAAGACTTTTCCCGATCCAGGCTAGCTGAACATTGGTTAGGTTCTGCCACTATGCGTCCTTTCCTGGGCCCGGCCGCACAGCGCCATTTCATGCCGAGCTTGCCAGTCTTAGCATTGCGTTTGAACACTTTTTTGTTCTCAGTTACGAATTCACTAGCTCTCATTATCCAATCACCCAGGTCAGTGGCTGTGAGCCGTCAACATACATTTTGAGCTGTTCAATCAAAGCGTCCATCTGTGCTTGTCCTTCGGCTTTCATTGCTGAACCGTTGAGTGTTGATCCACCTCCAGGTCCAGCAATGGTTGAAAACTTTTCACGAGCTTCGCCGATTATCAGTTTGGTATTGGCCACCATGTAATCACGGATCCACTGGCTGATTTGAAAGTCTTGTAGCAGTTGAATTTCTGGTTTGAGCTGCCAGGTCCACAGCAGTACATTTTCTCCCGAGTTTTTAGGATCACGGATCAACTGCAGCTTCTTGGTCACTGGATTCCAGGTATAGTTCATGAAGCCGCCAAACATTCTTGCAGCCAGTTCCACGTACTGA